AAAATAACTATGTACAAAACTAAAATAAAATATAAAATTAAACTTTAAGGAGATAAAAATATGGCACATTTCGCAGAACTAGATAATAATAACGTAGTCCTAAAAGTAGTCGTTGTAGGCAATGATTGCGTACCATCGGACGAACACATTGATGGTGAAACATGGTGTATTAACTTTTTTAAAGGTGGGGTTTGGAAACAGACTTCTTACAACAACAATTTTAGAAAACAATATGCAGGTATAGGTTATACTTATGACGTTGCAAAAAATAAATTTATAAGTCCACAGCCTCATGATTCATGGGCACTAGATGCTAATGATGATTGGCAAGCACCAGTTACATACCCAACAGATACAGGAACAGAAGAATTTCTTAAACTAATTTCTTGGAACGAAGAAAACTTAAAATGGACTGCAACAGATGATTCAGATCCAGTAAATAATTTCAATTGGGATGCGTCAGCACTAGCTTGGGTATCCGCATAAGGAGAACTAAGATATGGCTAACGGCGGAATAATCGGAGTAAGTAACAAAGCTTCTTTTGGGAAGTGTGTGGTTACAATCAAAACTTCATCAGGAAATATTACAGCACAACCAGGGACTAGAGCTGTTCAAGCCCTTGTAGTATCCGGTGGTGGCGGAGGCGGTACTTCTTATGGATCAGGCGGTGGTGGTGGCGGTGCAAGACAAATTTCAAGTGCAAATGCTTCAGGAACAATTCCAGTAACAATTGGAGGTGGTGGTTCAGGAGGATCAAATCCAAATAATGCAGGAGCCAATGGTGTTAATTCATCTTTTGTTGGTTGTAACACAACGTATTCATCAACAGGTGGTGGTAGAGGTGCTGGACCTGCAAATACTAAAACACCAGGAGGTTCGGGTGGTGGTGCGTCTGGAGGAGGACCAGGAACTCCAGGAGCGGAAGGTTCAGGAAATGCAGGAAGTTTTTCTCCACCTGAAGGAAATCCAGGAGGAACTGGAGTAGGAGCAAGTGGTAATTATGGATCAGCAGGCGGTGGTGGACATGGAGCCGTAGGTGGTAATGGATCAAACCCGACAGGTGGTACTGGTGGTGCAGGAACAGATTTTACTCCAAGTTTTCCAGGTTTACCTAATTCAGGAGTTTTAGCTGGCGGTGGTGGTGCTGGAACTTATCAAGGTGGAACTGCAGGAAGTGGTGGACCAGGAGGTGGTGGAGCAGCAGGTGCTGGTGGTGGTAATAATGCAGGAACTGCAGGAGCAACTAATACCGGTGGTGGCGGTGGTGGAGCATCATATCAAAGTGCTCAAGCAAATGGTGGTGCTGGTGGACCAGGAGTTGTTGCAATAAGAGAATTAAACAAAGCAAGTGGTGTGTGGTCAATGCAAAGTCAATTTCAAGCACGAAGATCAGGAACATGGATAGAACCAACAGTATCATTTGATTTAGAATTTTTATTAATTGCAGGTGGTGGAGCAGGTGCTGCACAAAATGGTGCTGGAGGTGGTGCTGGTGGACAAAGGTCTTCTTTTCCAGGTGGAACTAAACATACAGTTTCTTATTGGGGAACTAGCGTTGCAATACCAGTTACAATTGGTGCAGGTGCAGTAGGTAATCCTCCTTCTCCTACTAGAAATGGAAATGATAGTATTATATGTGGAGTTGCAGCTAGTCCTTTAATATCTACTGGAGGTGGTGGAGCAAATTCAATTTTAGGAGCTGGAAGTCCAGGTGGATCAGGTGGTGGTGCTGGTGGTTGGTGTAATAAAGCTGGTGGATCTGGAAATACTCCTCCTGTTAGTCCTCCACAAGGTAATGATGGTGGAACTACAAGTTCACCTAGTGCTGCATCAGGTGGTGGTGGTGGATCTGGTGGTGCTGGTGGTAATGGTGGTGGTTGCACAGGTAATGGTGGAGTAGGTGCTGCAAATTCAATTACAGGATCTGCTGTAACAAGAGGTGGTGGTGGTGGAGCAGGAATAGATTCAAGAGGATATTGTTCAAGAACTGGTTCAGGTGGACCAGGGGGTGGTGGAGCAGGTTCTCCAAGTGGTGCTGGAACAGGATCAAATGGATCAGCTAATCTCGGCGGCGGAGGTGGCGGAGGTGGTGGAACAGGCGGTGGTTCATGGGGTTATGGTGGTTCAGGTGGTTCAGGTTTGGCTATTTTTAGATACCCTACAAGTGACGCTCCTAAATATGCTATTGCGCCAGGAACAAATGGAACAGCAACAACAGGGACTTGTACTGTAGCAACGTTTACAGTTTCAGGAACATTGACTTACACTCCATAATACTTTTGTTTTAAATCTAGATATTTATGAATAAAAAGTAATTTATGAATTTAACAAATTATTATTGGTATTTTAAATCGGCAATTCCAGAAAGAGTTTGTGATGATATTTCTAAATACGGAAAACAACTTCAAGAACAAATGGCAGTCACTGGTGGGTATGGTGATAAAAAACTAAATAAAAAACAAGTTATAGATTTAAAAAAAAAAAGAGATTCAGATATTGTTTGGATAAATGATAGATGGGTTTATAAAGAAATTCAACCTTATATACATAAAGCAAATGCAGCAGCTGGTTGGAATTTTAAATGGGATTATTCTGAATCTTGTCAATTTACAAAATATAAAAAAGGTCAGTATTATGATTGGCACTGCGATAGTTGGGATCAACCTTATCAAAGAGAACAGGGAGATCCATCACACGGAAAAATTAGAAAATTATCTGTAACTGTAACTTTATCAGATCCAAAAGATTATAAAGGTGGAGAACTAGAATTTGATTTTAGAAATTTTGATCCAGATAAAAAAAGAAATGTTAAAAAATGTAAAGAAATATTACCTAAAGGATCATTGGTTGTATTCCCTTCTTTTGTGTGGCATAGAGTATGTCCTGTTAAAAGTGGTGAACGAAATAGTTTAGTTATTTGGAATCTAGGATGGCCATTTCAATAAAAAATAATTTTTTAAAAAAACAACAATTTTTAAACATTGAAAATTTTATAATGGGCAATTCAATGCCTTGGTTTTTTGGTAATGATATTTCTCATGAAACAAAAAACAATAAATATAACTATTATTTTACTTATAGATTTTTTAATGAAGACACAGGACCTACTATATTCTACAATATAGTAGAACCTTTAATTAAACAGCTTAAATGTAAAAAATTAATAAGAGTAAAAGCAAATCTATATCCTTCAACAGAAAAAATTAAAAAACACGGGTATCATAAGGATTATGATTTTAAACATAAAGCCTGTTTATTTTATATAAATAATAACAATGGTTATAATTATTTTAAAAAAGATAATAAAAAAACAAAACCTAAAGCAAATACTGCAGTTTTTTTTGATCCAAGTGAATTACATTGCAGCTCTAGTTGTAGTGATCAAAAAAGAAGGGTGACTATAAATATTAATTATGAATAATGTTTTACCTACTATTATAGCAGATAATTTTTTTACTAATCCAAAAGATGTAATTAAATTATCTAAAACTTACAAATATCATATACCAACAAAAGAAAACTATTGGGCAGGTAGAAGAAGTGACTGTTTACATATAAAAAATTATAATTTTTTTAAACAAATAATTTTAAAAGTATTAAGTTATTATTACCCTAATGTAGAATTAACTTTCACTAATAGTGCCGTTTATTTTCATAAAATAAAACCTAATGATAAAGGTAAAAATAAATTTCATTTTGATAAAAACTATGATGTAGCGGCTATAGTATATTTAAATAAAAGTGATATAAAAACTGGAACAACTATATTTAATAAAGATAATAAAAAACAAGTTATAGTGAGTAATGATTATAATACAATGGTTTGTTATGATACTAAAAAATATCATGGACCTACAAGTTTAAATCTTGCAAACGAAAGACTTACGTTAAATATATTTATTAAAAACATAAAGAGGAAAACATGAAAAAAAAGAAAAAAAGAATAAAGAAACCAACTAAAGTTACTTACCCTACTCAATTAAATAGAGAGGATTATTTTAAATGTCCTATATGGTTTGCAGATGCACCGGAGTTTGAAAAGAAATTAAATGATGCTTCAGATAAATACATAGAAGAATCTAAGAAAACTTTAAAGCCAGCAATAGATAAACGTAATAAAAAGTTTGGTGATAAAGGAGATATGGGTCATGTATTCCATTCTACATCTTTGATTGGCGATCCTAAATTTAAAGTATTAACAGATTATATTGGAGCAACGTCTCATAACTTATTGATTGAAATGGGTTTTGATATGTCAGGTCATCAATTATTTACTACAGAAATGTGGGTACAAGAATTTGCTAAAAAAGGTGGTGGACATCATACTTTACATACACATTGGAATGGTCATATTTCTGGTTTTTATTTTTTAAAAGCTAGTGAGAAAACATCACTGCCACTATTTGAAGATCCAAGAGCAGGTAATGTGATGAATATGTTACCAGAATTAGATAAATCAAAAGTAACTTATGCTAGTTCTGCAATAAATTATCAAGTTAAACCAGGTCGAATGATATTCTTTCCATCATATATGCCACATCAATATATTGTTGATATGGGTTATGATCCGTTTAGATTTATACATTGGAACTGCCAAGCAATACCAAAAGGAGTATTAAATGTCGTTCAAGAAAAATAAATACACAGTACTAAAGAAAGCTATCTCACCTGAGTTAGCAAAATTTGTTTATCAATATTTTTTAAATAAAAGAGAAGTCTCAAGATTTTTATTTGATCAAAAATACCTATCTCCATTTACAGAATATTATGGTGTATGGAATGATGAACAAGTACCTAATACTTATTCACATTATAGTGACATTGCTATGGAAACTTTATTACAGCAAGTAAAACCTGTAATGGAAAAACACACTGGAATAAAGTTAAGTCCTACTTATTCTTATGCAAGAATTTACAAAGAAGGAGATGTCCTAGCTCGACACAAAGATAGATACTCATGTGAAATATCTACTACGTTGAATCTAGGTGGTGAGTCATGGCCTATATATTTAGACCCAACAGGTAGAAAAGGACAAGCTGGTATTAAAGTAGAACTTGAACCAGGAGATATGTTGATCTATTCAGGTTGTGATCTAGAACATTGGCGTGAAGAATTCAAAGGTAAGAACTGCGGACAAGTGTTTTTACATTATAACAAATCTAGTTCTAAAACAGCTAAAGAAAATTATTTAGATAAACGTCCTTTATTAGGTGCACCTGCTTGGTTTAAAGGCTATACATCACTTAAAAAATAATATATATAATATTACTTGGAGTATAAGACCACCACTCTTATACTCCCTATATTTTAGTATAATTTTATAATTTTTGTTATATACTTTAAATTATGCCATTAACTCAATTAAATTTTCAACCAGGAATTGATACTGAAAATACACCTACAGGTGCAGAAGGTAAATGGATTGATTGTGATAAAATAAGATTTCGTAAAGGACTTCCTCAAAAAATAGGTGGTTGGGCTAAATTTAGTACAGCTTATTATGTAGGAGTTGGAAGAGCTTTAGAACAATGGTTTGCTTTAGATGGTTCTCGTCTTGAAGCTCTAGGAACTGATAGAAAAGTATATGCTTATGCTTCAGGAACAAGTCAAGATATTACTCCTATAAGATCAACAGAAGCTCTTGTTAATGCTATTAGTACTACTTCAAGTAATGCTATTGTAACTATCACAGATACAGCTCATGGGGCTATACAAGGTGACTTTGTCACACTAAGTAGTGTAAGTACCGCTGTTGGTGGAATTCCTGCAGCTACATTAGACGCTGAATATGAAATTTTAAGTATAGCAAATGTTGATGCTTATACTATTCAAAGTAGTGCAACAGCAAGTTCTGCGGTAGGACCTACTGCTAATTGTACTGTTAATTATCAATTAAATATTGGACCAAGTGAACAAACTTTTGGATATGGTTGGGGAGCAGGTAATTGGAATGCAGGTACTTGGAATACTCCTAGAACAAGTTCACAAATTACTCTTGATGCAAGGTTATGGTCTATTAATAATTGGGGTGAAGATTTAATTATAACACAAAAAGATGGTGGAACTTATGAATGGGATACTTCAGGTGGAATGACAGATAATAGAGCTACAGTTATTGCTAATGCTCCTACTACTTCTACTTTATCAATGGTATCTACAGAAACTAGACACGTTGTGTGTATGGGAACAGAGACAACTATAGGATCAGTTGGAACTCAAGATAAAATGTTTATTCGTTGGTCTGATCAAGAAAATTATAATCAATGGACACCTAATGTAACTAACTCTGCAGGATCTCAAAGAATAGCTGGTGGAAGTGAAATAAGATGTGCAAGACCTGCTAAAGGAACTATATTAGTATGGACAGATACTACAATGCAATCAATGTCTTTTATAGGTCCTCCTTTTATATTTGGTTTTAGACAATTAGGTAATGACTGTGGAGCTGTCGGTCTTAATTCAGCGATGGTAATTGATGATGTAGCTTACTGGATGTCAGATGGACAGTTTTTTAGATATGCTGGATCAGTTCAAGAAATACCTTGTCCTATATTAAATCATGTATTTGATGATATTAATAAAATTCAATATGCACAAGTCTATGCTGCACAAAATTCTAACTTCTCTGAAGTAATATGGTATTATTGTTCTAGTTCCTCTGATCAATGTGATCGTTATGTAATTTATAATTATCTAGAAAACTCTTGGTATTTTGGAACTATGGATAGAAGTACTTATCAAGACAATGGTGTTGAATTTAATCCTTTAGCTACAGAATATTTATCTACTTCTAATGCAACTACTATTTCAACAATTAATGGATTAACAGAAGGAAGAAGTTTAATCTATGCTCAAGAATCAGGAGTGAATGCTGATGGTGCTGCTTTACCAGCTTTTATTCAATCAGGTGATGGAGATATAGCTGATGGTGAGACATTTAGTTTTATTAATAAAGTCATACCAGATTTTCAAGATCAAACTGGAAATACAGTAATCACTTTAAGTGTTAAAGATTATCCTAATGATACAGCAACTGTTGGAGAAACTTTGACAGTAAACAACACAACTAGGTTCGTTAATACTCGTATTCGTGGTAGACAATCTAATATTAAAATAGAAAATACAGCAGTAGGAGATAACTGGAGATTTGGTACACTAAGAGTAAATATAAAACAAGATGGAAAAAGATAAATATACTATAAGACCAGCTCGAATATCTGATGCTGTTCGTATAAGAGAATTACTTAAAACGTGGCTTACAGAGGCTCCGTTTAACTTTGGAAACACTAATAATACTAAAGCTTTAGACAATATAGTATTTTACATTAAGAATAGTTTTGTTATAGTAGTAGAATATGAAAATATTATTATAGGAACATTAGCTGCAACAGTTGATGAGACATGGTATAGTGACAAAAAGTTCATGAGAACTTTATGGTTACACGTAAATCCTAATCATAGAAACTTTAGGATTTTTAGGTCTATAATGATTGTTTTCAAAGAATACGCATTAGCTCATAAAGTGACTGCGATATGTGAAATCTTTCAAGGTAAAGACATTGAAAGAAAAGATAAGGCTTTTGTTAAATTAGGATTTAAAAATATCGGAGGAACGTATATAATCAATGGGTAGTCTTTTTAAACCAAACACAACTGTAGTACAGGCACCATCGCAGTCATCGACTAGCTATGATATTCCTGCTTACTTTAAAGAAATTCAAGAACGAACTTTAAGACGAGGAGAACAAGTATTTGATCAACCTTATAAAGCTTTTACTGGTGATCGTATAGCTGACCTTGATCCTATGGAAACACAAGCAGCAGGTATTTATCAAAATCAAATTTTACCTCAATCAGGACAACTTGCTGCAATAGGTGCTCAAACTTATGATACTGCAACAGCAGCAAATTATGCTAATCCTTATGAGAATCAAGTTATCTCAGGAGCATTAGGAGATTTACAAGAAGCTTATGGTCAAACTCAAAAAGGAATGAATGCACAAGCGATTGGTGCTGGAGCTTTTGGTGGAGAAAGACAAGGCATAGAAAATGTATTAGGAAGAGAAAGATATTTAGATACTGTAGGAGATACATCAGCAAGATTAAGACAAGCTGGTTTTGAATCAGGTGCAAATAGATTTGCTCAAGATAGAGCAACACAATTACAATCAGCTCAATCTCAAATAGGAGCTTTAGGACAATCAGCAGCAGGACTTGCTGGCTTTGGAACTCAAGCTCGTGGTATAGAACAAGCTGGACTTGCAGAAGGATATCGTGACTTTATAGAAGAAAGAGAATATGCAGGTGGACAGATTAAACAAATGATTGGTGCTTTATCAGGTGCTCCTGTAAGAAGTTATGGAGAAGAAAGATCAGGATCAGTTGGAACACCAGTAGCTGGCCCAAGTACCTTTGGTCAAGTTGCAGGAGCTTTAACAGCAATAACTTCTGACATAAGATTAAAAGATGATATTAAATTAGTTGGTAAATCTCCATCAGGAATTAAAATTTATAACTTTAAATATAAAGGTGATGATAAAAAATATCAAGGTGTCATGGCTCATCAAGTTCCTCATGCATCAATTGTTAATGATGAAGGTTATCTAATGGTAGATTACAACAAACTTGATGTAGAGTTTAAGGAGATATAATGGCTATTGAAGAAGTAATAAAAGACGAATATTCCGATGAGAATTTTTTACCAGGTGACAACAGTGAAGCGGCTTATATAAGAACCAAAGGAAATTTTAAGTATGATAAAGCAGAAACTCAAGATGAAAAAGATGCTGTTGTATTAGGTTCTGGTGTAGATGTTATGGAAAGTTGGCAAGTAGCCGATAAACAAGAAGCTAGATTAAAAGAAGAAGCAACTAGTGCCTTTGATTCTATAAAAAAAGAAAATGAAAATTTAAAATTTGAATTAGGTAATGCTTTAAAAACAATTGAACCTGATAAAGCTTTACCACCATCAGACAAATTAATAGATATACCCACTGATACATCTTCTTTAAGTTCTTTTACTTCAAGTGTAGGTGAATCATTCATGAATTTAGCATCAGTGATTCCTAATAAAATAGAAGAAATATCTAAAGACCCTAAAAAGAAAAGAAATTTTATGAGAGGTCTAGAAATTATTGAAGCTTCTTCAGGTATAAAACCTATAGGTCAAGCTACTTCAACTGTAGGAGCTATTAGTAAAGGATTACTTAAAGCTGAAAAAGGATTTATTGCTACTGATTTAGCAAAAGCTAAAAATGCAAACGAAAGATTAAAAGCTTTAAAAAGTGGAAGAAATGTTTTAGATCCACAAGAAGCAGCTATTTTAAAAAAATATGATAAATATACAGATAAAGAAGAAGCTGACAGAAAAAACTATGCTGCAACTTTTGATATTTATGGTCTTTTAAAAAAGGCTGCACTTGAAGGAAAACAATTACCAACTGGTAAACTTAATCAAATTTTCCAAGGAGCTGAACAAATCATATCTGAAATTGCAGGTGGAGAAGCTTTACTAAAAAAATTATATGATAATGAAGGGGATCAAAGCTCCATGAGTCCTCAAGAAAGAATAACTTTTAAAAATATGTTAGGAGCTGCAACAAAACAAAAAATTGTATCTCAAGTAAAAGAACTATATCCCGTGTCTAATAAAGATATAGAAATATTATTACAAACAGTAGGAGATGTAGGAACTAATCCTGAAGCACTAAGACGTTTAGTTTCGGCACAAATGGCAGCTAGAGAAATAGCCTTAAATCAAACAGGTTATGCTAATGAAGAATTTAAGAAAAATAATTTTAATTTTAAAGAAGATTCTTTTAAAGCTTCTGAAAAAGAATTAGCTGATAAATTTAGAAAAGGTGTTAATCCAGAAATTTTAATGGAAATGTATGGTACAACAGAAAATGTTACTGATTCAGGAATTATAGCAGCCCATTATTATCAAAGCATACAACCTCAATTTGAAGGTGGTAAAAATCCTTTTGAAATTTATTCAGAAACTAAAAAAGCAACAGAAGATGATATACAAAAAATAATTGAAGAAAGAAACGCAGGCAAAGTAGATTTACCACCTATACCACCTGGTGGTGAACCAAATTAAAATGATATGGCAGAACTTACTGAATACGAAAAAGAATCCTATAATATCTATATTGGCAAAGGTCTAGAATCAGACGTTGCTGAAAAATTAGCAACTGGCGAATTATCAGCAGCCGATTATAAAGCATCACAAAGTAAAAAACCTGTAGACACGGAAGAATCAGTAATATCAAATGCTGGTTATGATGTAGAACTTATAGATAATACAAAAAAAGAAGTAAAAAAAAAACAATTAAGAACTGATAATAGTGCTGCTGCAAGTGATTTTTCTGAAGAAAGTTATATGTTTCAAGAATATGCTCCTTCTAGAAAAGATATAATTAATGCTTATGGAATAAATACAGATGTAAAAAATGAACTTCCTAAAGAAGTAAGATTTGCTTTAAGTATGGGTTTAACTAATGAAAGTTTACAAATTCAAGATGCTAAAAAATTATATATTAATGAATATCTAATAGAAGATAAAGGATATAGTCAAGAAGAAGTTGATCAATACTCTGATGGAATAGAATTTAAATATCAAAAATTAAATGATAGCATTATTAATGCTGGTGATAAAACAACAAATGTTTTTACTTATAAAGTTCCAAAAGAATTAGGTGGAACAAATAAATGGACAGCTACTAATGCTCCTACTTTAATTCCTACAGGAGGAGATATTTCAGCAATAGCTGGAGATGTTGTAACGGTCGCTTCAGCAGTAGCTGGAGGTATTGGTGGAAGTTTTGCAACTCCAGTATTAGGAACAGCAGCAGGATCTGCAGGTGCTACTTTTACATCAGAACTTTCTCAACTTCTTATAGGAAGATATGTTTATGGTCTAGGTGAATCCGTTAATGAAGATGAATGGATGAAGACAGCAATGTTAGAAGCAGGACTTACAGCTGGAATAGATTTAGTTGCAACTCCAGCTTTTTTATTAGTAGGACAAGGCCTTAAAAAAGCAATAATTACAGCAGCAAAAGATAAAATAACTGAATCATCAATTAGGAATTTAATTAAGTCAGGTGCAAAATTAGATGAAGGTGTACTTAAAAATTTAGAAGAAGCGAGAGCTATATTAAAAGATGGTGGATTAGATGAAAAATTAGCTGATGATTATTTAGTTGCAAATGTTCAAAAAGTTTTTCCTGAATCAGGTATATCAGTTCCTGCTACAAAAACTACAGGTTATATGGCAGTTGATGCTGAACAAACATTAGCTCAAAAAGCAATAGTAGCTAGTACTGTAGAGAATAAATTAATAAAATTAACATCTGGATTAGATGATGTTAATATAACAGCTGGTCAAAAAGATGATATTATTAATAGAATATCATCAGAGATAAAAGATATTAGAGCTAATGATATAAAAATTGCACAACAAGTAGTTGATGAAGCAGAGGGAAAAGTAATAAAATTAAGACCTTTAAACACTGATCCTACTATTAATGAAATAGATAATATGGGACTTACTTTTAATGAAATAAATGTAAAAATTAAACCAGCTTTAACTAAACTTGAAAGAGAAACAACAGATTTAGCTAAAAAAAGTAAAATTAAATATAACCTTGATATTAAAGATACAAGAAAAGTATTAAACGACATTTTAGAAAAATTTGATGTACAACTTTTCAAAAAGATGAAAGCACCAACAAAAGATTCTTCTAAAGAATATATAAAAGCTTACAAAAAAGAAGAATCTAAAAAAATATTACTTCAAAGAGTTTCCGGATATGTTGAACAAAAAGAAATTGTTCAAACAATGAAAGAACTTAAAGCTGGATTAACAAATATTGATGACATGACTTATAAAGAAGCAATGAGTTGGAAATCTATTATTGCAGCAGCATCAGAAAATCAAGCTTTACCCGGTCAAACAAGAAATGCCCTTAGAAAAGTTAAAGGTGATTTTAATACAGCAATAAGAAATGGTTTACCAAAGGATTCTGAATTACTTATTAAACATAATCAGTATGATAATTTATTATCAAATTATAGAAAAACTTTTATAGAAAAATTAGCTGACGATATGGCTTATAGCAGTACTAATCCACAAATATTACAAGAAGTAGGAACGGTAGGAACAGGAAGAAATGTATTTGAGGCTTTTACTGATGGTAGTAATAAGTCATTAATTCAAGCTGAAAAATTATCAAATTTATTAAATACAAAAGGTGTAATTAGCACTGCTCAAAAAAATAAAATTAATAATTCTTTATATAATAATTATTTTAACAAAGTAGTTAAAGATAAAAAAACTTTAAGAAGTGGAGATTTAGAAAGAGAACATAATAATTTTATAGCTAAATATGGAAAAAATTATGAATTAATACTAGGTAAAAAAGCATATCAAAAATTTGCTTCTAGTCAAGCTAATGCTCTTAAAGTAATGGATGATGCTGTACAAAAACAAATAGAAGTAAGTAATGCTGTATCAAAATCTTTACCAGCTATGAATGTTTCTGTAATAGATTCAGGATCTGATGGAGCAATAGTTAAACAGATTTTAAGTAAAATGAAAAGTAATAATGTTTCCGCATTAGTAAAAAATTTAAATAAAACAATAGAAGGGAAATCAGTACTAAATGATGTAAGAAAAGTAATGGTATATGATTTTATAGATCAAACTAAAGTAAATGGTTTACATGATGGAAAACTTTTAAATAAATTTTTAGATGATAATGGTGATGCTTTAACACAATTATTTAATAAAGAATTTGTTCAAACATATAGATCAATTGCAAAAGCCTTAACTACACTTCAAGATGATACTTTTTTAGGAGTTGGAGCTGGTCGTAAAACATTAACAGAAGTAGCAAATCAAGCTGGCTTATTTATAGATATACTTGCAGGTCCTTTGAATCATAAAAGATTAATTGTAAATAGATTAGCAAGAATATTTGATATTTTTAATTTAGGAGGAGATAACTTAGGTTTACTTTTAGATTATAAAATGTTTATAGAAGCAGCTAAAAAAAATGCTTTTGGTGGAAACTATAACGTAATGTTAGATGTTCTTGGATCATCTAATAAACCAATTCATCAAGGTCTAATGAAAAGATTTTTAAATGCAATAGGAATTGGAAAAAAAGATCAAAATTATAAAGGATTAACTTATAAAACTTTATTAGCTAAAGAATATATTAAAGATAAAACAGCAGGTAATGAAAATGATTTAAGTGAACCTGATGTTTTCACTGCTGCTGATAAAGTTTTAGACCGTTTAGGAAAACGAGCTAAATTTGATATAATTACAAAAATGAAAAAATTAATAAATGGATTTATGAAGGGTGTAGAAAAAACAGGAACTATAAAAGATAAAGACTATGAAAAAGAAAGATTAGAAAAAGAATTTAACGAGAAATTAAAATAATGACTAAAAATACAACTTCAATTAGATTAGATAACCATGAAAAGTTGTGTAGAATAATGCAAAAACAAACTCACGATAAAATAAACGACTTAGCAAAACAAATTAATAGATTGGAAAAAATATTAATTGGAGCTGCAGCCTTAATGATATCATTACTAGGTGCTGGCTTGATTCAATTAATTGGCTAATGCTTCAAAAGAATAAAGGTTGTCTTTGTGAAAATATAGCAGTGTGTTGGTTACAAGAGAATGGTTACTTTGTATTTAAAGGTTGTCAAACTCAATCGGCCATAGACTTAATTGCCGTGCATCCTGTTACTTTAGAGTGTCAATACTTTGATGTTAAAATGAGTGGTAAAAGAAAAGACGGATCAGAAATCAATAGAGT